AGATCGGGCGGAGAATGCCAGTTTGTATGGCAAAGAAAAGCATTTATGGATGGTAAGGGGTGAGTGGAATCAAACGGCCATCCGCGAGATGACGCTTTACCCGTACGGAGAACATGACGACATTGTTGACCTGGTTGGCGGAAATCTGGCAGTGATGGCTGAAATCAATAAGAACAAATTCAGGGAGTCGAAAATCTTATGAGCATCTTCACGAAGATGAGATCCGCGTTTACCAAAGCGGCGAGCGGCGCCAAGCAATCATTCTCATTTATTTCAAATTGGGTCACCACTTCGTGGATGAGCATTGATTTTCTTACGCTGGTGAAACAGGGTTATAAGGCCAGCAGCGCGGTCAGCGCGTGCATCAGGGCTTTGGCTTTTAGCTTTCCGGAACCTCAACTGATTGCTTACCTTGAGGATAAAAACGGGGAAGAACAACCGGCAGGCAGTGCTGATCCGCTGCAAAAATTGATCAGGAACCCAAACCCGGATATGGGGGAGGCCGAGTTATATCAATTCATGGTGACATACGCCGCACTTGGCGGTGATTGTTATCTTTTCAAGGAACGTAATGCAATAGGGCAGGTGGTTGGATTATGGCCTTTCAGTAAAGACTTGATCAAGCCAATCCCTGGAAAAAATACGCTTGAAGGTATTGTCTCTCATTATGTCATCACGATTGACGGGGAAGAAACCAAAATCCCGAAAAATGACATTATCCAATGGAAGTGGTTGATCGATCCTGAGCAACCTTGGACCGGGATAGGCGGGCTTGAGCTTTGTATCCGCGAGGTGCAGAACGACACGGAAAGTTCCCGCTTTGCTTTTGATATGTTCAAGAATAATGCCATCCCACCGGTGGTGGTAACGCTGACCGAGGGAGACGAGCTCACAGAGGAAAAAACAGATCGCTTGCGCAAGGCGTGGTTGAAGCGGTATGGCGGACGCAACAGGACGGCACCGGCGTTCCTGGAAGCCGGGATGACAGTGCAAAAACTCGGCCTGAATATGCAGGAACTTGATCTTTCGGAGTTGAAGAATATTCCGGAGAGCAGGATATGCGCGGCGTTTGGGGTGCCTCCGACGATTGCATTGTTGTATGTAGGTTTGAAGCGTTCGGATTACGGCGATGGTATGGCAAGGAAAAGTTACACAGAAACCACACTGAAGGCTCTGTGGCGCAGCTGCGCGAGTGAGATGACCAAAGGGCTTTCAGATGAATTCGGGGGCGGGTACCAGCTCAGGTATGACTTGAACCAGGTCGAGGCGCTGCGCGAGAACCTGAAGGAATTGTGGGACAGGTTGCTCACAGCGCTGGAGAAGGGGGCAATTACCCGAGCTGAATTCAAACGCGGCGTAGGGATGAAAGCCACTGAGGCGGATGAGGTTTACAAGGGCAGCATGATCTATTACTGGGAGCCAGCGGGACAGGCGCCGTTGAACCCTGTTTTGGATTCAAGTTCAAGTTCAAAAGCAAACAGGTTGGGGGTTGCCGCGCCGCTCCCACTCGCTTCGCTCGGGGACGCAAAAACCGCGGAACAGCGGCTCGCAACCAAGGGCAATAGTCATTATGAATCCAAGAGTGCCAATGCGGTGTATGGGCGGGGGCTGCAGAGGATCAGACGGACGTTGTGGCCAACGATGAGTAAAGAGCTGGATGTTTATTTTGCGTCTTTGTCTGATCGGGTGGTGAGCCGCGCGGGGAAGGCGTTGACCGCGATGGTGGAAAAGAAAGACGATTTACCCGACATTGATGATCTGCTGACGCAAAAGGATGCGGATGAGCTGACCAAGCTGGTTAAGAAATGGTTTGTGGCGATTGCTCAGGCAAGCTGGGAGATGATCAATTTATCCATCGGGGTGGATGTGGATTTCGAGCTGACGGACCCGGCGATCACAAAGATGCTGGCCACGGCTGGCGGCGATATCAAGGATATTGTGGAGACCACTCGCAGTTCTTTGCAGGATGCGCTGAAGTATGGCAATGAGAACGGATGGTCTATCCAGCAGCTTGTGAATGGTGATGAGAACCAGGCGGGAATCAAGGACATTGTTGAAGAAACCTATAAGAACAGATCCACCACGATTGCAAGAACCGAGTTGGGCAACGCGCAAAACGCGGTGACTGCCGAGCGGTATAAGGCAAACGGTGTGCATCTGGTGGAGATCCTGGATAACGGTGACACGGATGATGATGAACCGTGCAAAGTTGCAAACGGTCAGATATGGACGATTGAATTTTTTGAATCCAATCGATTGGAACATCCAAGCTGCACCAGGGTTGCGGTGGCTTATTTTGGGGATGCAACCCCGGATCGGTCATAGAAATCCTTGCTCATCCGCATGCGCGGGTTCGCAGGATACGCAAAAAAACGCTAAGGAGACGCTATGTATAAAAGTAAATTTGAAAACCCAGAGATCGAACATAAAACCGTCAAGGCGGTTGTGGATGAAACCGGCAAGATCTCGATGGTTTTTGCCACTTTTGGCGTTGAGGACCATGACGGCGACATAGTAGAAAAATCCGCTTTCGTGAACGGTCAAAATGTGGCCATGGTGTGGAGCCATGACTGGAGCGAGATGGTGGCCAAGGGGGTGATCACCACCACAGAAACCGAGGCCATCTTTGAAGGTCAGTTTTTCATGGATACGGCTGCCGGATCTGAAGCCTATAAAACAGTGAAGGCGATGGGCGAGCTGATGGAATATAGCTGGGGATTCCACACCACGAAATCCACCTGGGAAGAGGTTGAAAAAGATCACTGGGTACGGCACATCATCGAAACAGAAGTTTATGAAGTTTCTCCGGTGCTTAAGGGCGCCGGTATAGGAACGAGGACGCTGGCAATCAAAGGCCGCCAGACACTCGATGCTCAAATCAAATCCATTGTTGAGGCTGTTGACTTGTTGGGGGAGCGCGTGCGCTCACTCAAAGGGCTGCGGGAGGATGAAGGGCGCGGGATGAGCGTAGAGCGGATGAATGAGGTCAAGGGATTGGCAGCACAGCTCAGGGATGCGGCTGAGGTGCTCGAGAAGAGCATTTTGGTCAACGCCGGGGCTGAAAAAGAAGCGAGACAGGAATATGCAAAATTCATTCAATTGGAATCACGTCGTTTAGGCGTGGGAAAGGTTTAGTATGCCAACTAAAGTTCAGGAACAACAAGGCGTTTTGGAACAGAAACGCAAAGAGCTTGCCGATGTTTTCGCCAAATATCCCAACATGGATATGGATCAGGCGGTGGTGGATGACATTAAGGCGCGCAACACGGAGCTTGGCGACCTGCAGCAAAAGCTGGAAGGGTTGATCGATCTGGATCAGATCGCCGAAACCAACCGCAAGTCAATGGAACAATTTGAAAAGCGGGTGACCAGTCTGCCTTTGAAAACCCGCAACAGTGACCAGGACGGCGGCCACTATGAAAAACCCAAGTCTTTGGGTGAGGTCTTTGTCGAAAGCAAGGCTTATACCGAATATAAATCCGGTAACGGACCTTCGGTTGACCTTGACGTTGACGTCAAGAGCCTGTTGGAACAAAAAACCGTTTTCGATACCGGCAGCGGTTATGCCCCTGAAGCGACACGGATCAATAAGCTGGTTCCATATCCGCTTGAAATGCCGACCATCGCTGATCTGATCCCCCAGGGCACCACAGGCCAAAACGCGGTGAAGTATATGGAAGAAACCACCTTCACAAATGCTGCTGATGCGGTTGCTGAAAAAGGCGATTCTCCTGAATCCGCCTTGGTCTACACCGAACGAAGCTCTGACGTGCGCAAGATCAGCACCTTCATTCCGATCACTGAAGAGATGATCGAGGATGTGCCCGGCATTCAGAGCGTGGTGAATGACCGCCTTGGTTTGATGATTCGCCTCTCTGAAGAGACACAACTCTTAAGCGGCAATGGAACACCGCCTCAGTTGCGCGGCTTGCTGAATATCGTTGGCAAGCAAACTCAACCCAAGGGCAGCGACATTGTGCCCGATGCAATCTATAAAGCCATGGTCTTGATCATGGTAAATGCCAAGCTGAACCCGAGCGGCGTTGTGATGCATCCGTTGGATTGGCAGGATATTCGCCTGATGCGCACCCAGGGCGAAGGCATTTACATCTGGGGAAGCCCAAGCGAACCGGGTCCGGATCGCATTTGGGGTCTGCCGGTGATCAAGACTGCATCGATGACGCAGAACACCGCGTTGGTGGCGGCTTTCAATACTGCCTTGCAGATCTTCAGAAAACGCAATTTGACCATCCAGGTGAGCAACAGCCACAGCGACTATTTCATCAAAGGTCAATTGGCTGTACGCGCTGATGAGCGCCTGGCGCTGGTGGCATACCGCCCGAGCGGCATCTGCACGGTGACAGGGATTTAGGTAAGGGCAGTGATTAACACGATGGGGGTTGCCGCGCCGCAAAGTGCGCGGCTCGCAATGACAATTGAAGTTGGGGAGGGGAAACCCTCCCCGGAAAGAAGGAAGTATGCAATCTAATGGAGCTTACGGGTTTTATTACAACGCCGGGGTGCCAGTGGATGGCACCAACGAGGTGCAGACGATCACACCCGATGCGGCACCGGCAGCCGGGACATTCAAACTAGCGTTTGATGGTTACCAAACCGCAGACCTGGATTTTGATGTTTCTGCCGCCAATATGCAGACGGCGTTGAATGGGCTGGATTCCATCGGGACAAGCGGCGTAGGCGTGACGCTCTCTGAGGGCGTTTACACGGTGACTTTCAGCGGCGCGAATGTGAACAAACGCGCTCAAAACCTGATCACAGTGGTGGATAGTGCACTGCTGGACTCAGGTGAGGCGGCAGTTACTTTGACTGTGGCCGAGGGAACAGCTGGAGTGACCTCCACGGCACACGGGGCGCTGAAGGGCGCCTTGCTGATCGACACGACCAACGGGGTGCTTTATATCAATGTGGGCACTCCGGCGGCTGTGGATTGGAGGCCTTACATCCCCAGTGATGCAATCAGTCTGGCAGAATTTGAAGTTTTGGATGGCGTGACCGCGGGGCAAGTGCTGGCGAGTAAAGCTGTGGTTGCCGGAGCCAACAAGAACTTGGACGTGCTGGCAATTGCTGACCTCAAACTTGGCGCTGGCGCCGGGACTTCGGTGACTGCGACGGCTGCGGAATTGAATCTGCTGGATACGGCTGAAGCAGGTGTGGTGAAGGCTGGCATTGGTGTGGTCGCCGGAGCTGACAAGAACTTGGACGTGCTGGCAATTGCTGACCTCAAACTTGGCGCTGGCGCCGGGACTTCGGTGACTGCGACGGCTGCGGAATTGAATAAGTTGGACGGCGCCCCCCTGGATGCAACTTTTGTAGTTGGTGCTGAGGGTGGGGAAGCCATCAATGTGGCGATCCAACTCACAGACGGCAATGGTGCTGATCTGGCAGTGCGGGGAATGGTGAGGGCGTATCTTTCAAACGACGCAAACGGTGACAGCCTGGCAACAACCGCTCCATCTGGCGGATGCGCGATCGGGACAGACGGCGTGCTGATCCCACAGACACCGGCGCTGACCAATGCGCTGATGGTTGATGGCGCTTTGGCCATTGATTCGACAGCGGAAAAGTTCAAGACCACACAGACCGCGGCTTTCTTGATCAACGGCGTTTCGCACGTCAAAGCGGCAGCCATCGAACAGGTCTTCAGCGATGCACACGTGATCACGGCATCCAAGTTTGGGGTGATTCTGGTGCAGATCAACGCGGCAGGAACAATCTCTACGAAGGTGCCCGCTTCTCCGCAGGCCTATGATGATGCGCCGACCGCTTTGGCTGCACTGCCCACCGTGGATGCCGGAAATGTGGCATTGGGATACATCGCCATTGAAAACAACGCGGGCGACTGGACTGCAAACACGGATGACTTGACCGATGCCTCTGACTTAACCACCGCGGCCTTCACTGATGCAACAGAGACGGGTATTGGCGCGGCAAAGTCGTTCGAGTTGATCAGCGAAGCGGACGGCGACATTGACATCAATATCACCGAAGCCGGGGTGGCGACCTGGTATCTGGCCTTGGTGCTGCCAAATGGCAAGCTGGCGGTATCTGACGCCATAACGTTTGCTTAGAGGAACGGGCAATTCATGAATTGCCCTTACGGATTGGAGAAACACTATGTGGAAATGTGACAGACGTTTGTATCGTTCACGCGATAACCATTTCATCGTCGAGGAGGAGGATCCGAGGGCTGGATTTTTGATCGTTGGCCCGGGGGATGAACTGGAATCCAAGCCGAAGGTGGAACCGTTGAAAAAGGCGATTGATGGACCTGAGGAGAACAAGATGATCTCTCCGAAAGAGGACATGATGCGCCGCCAGGCTGAAAACAAGGGCAAAGGCAAGGGCAAGGATGAAAAGCCTGTTCCACCTGGTCAGCCTTTGTTGACCAATGAACCCCCTGAGGATGATGGGGAGGAGGATTAGTTATGGCAAATTTACTGTCCACCGCGGAATGCAGATCATTGATCACAAGCTCAAAAACCGATGCAGAACTGGACGCGATGATCGCGATGGTTGAAACGATGATCAGCAACAAGATTGGTGCTGCACAGGACGAGAGCGGAACTGTGACGATCAGTGAAACGGTCGACGGAGGGGATGAACACCTCTTCGTGAAAGTTGCTTTCTCTGAGGTGGTTTCGATCACCGAAGATGGCACTGCGGTGGACAGTGACGATTATCGTGCCTGGGGAAAAAGCGGGATGGTTGAGCGCCTGCCCGAGGGCGAGGAATGGGGCGATGTGTGCGTGGTGACCTATAAACCTGTTGATCAACGGACGGAGCGCAAGGTTGCGACGATCAACCTGGTGAGGCTGATGCTCGAACGCACGGCAATGGTCAGCGAAAATGTGGCGGGTGAGTATTCATCCACGGCGCCGGATTGGGATAAAGCGATCAAGCGCGAACTCAAGAATCTATGTTTTTTGGAGGTGTAAATGTCTCTAACCACTTTGGCAGTTCAGCAAGTTGTAAGAACTGGATTGACCCCGGCACTTGCCGCGGCCAATGCAGATGGAAGTTATGTGCCCAATGACGGGCGTGTGTTTCTGGATGTCGAAAACGCTGGATCAGAAACGACGGTGACAGTTGACACTCCGGGGACTGTGGATGGTTTGGCAGTGGCAAATCTTGCTGTGGTGGTGCCTGCCACGACCGGCAAGAAACGAATTGGACCGTTCCCGCCAGATACATACAATCAGCCGGACGGCACGATCAAGGTTACTTATTCATCGGTGGCTGATGTGACGATCGGAGCCTTTCGGTTATGAGTTTCGATAGCCAGTTGATCCATAGCTGCACAATCGAAAGAGATCTCACCAGTGGTGAGAACCTGTTCGGTAACGGTTTGACGGGGCAAGACCCGCAACTGGTGTACAGCGGCGCGTGCAGGCTTCACGAAAAGGACGAAAAGACGTGGAGCAGCGAAAAGAACGCTGTGATCACAGTGACGGTTTTGCGGTTATGGATCAAACAGGGCGTGTTGGTGCTCGAAAAAGACCGGGTAAAGTCGGTGACTTTGGAAGACGGATCGGTCTTGACCGATGCTTTCACAATCAAAAAGGTGCTGCCAAGGCGGAACGTGAGCCGGGTGGTTTTTCAAACCTTGGAGTTGGAGCGGACCTCATGAGCGGTTCTCATTGGGAATTCAAGTGGAAAGACAAGGAGGTAATCGACGTCTCTATGACTCAGCTCGGAGAGATTTTGAGCGAGTTCACACTTGTTTCTGAGGGTAAAGCCAAGAAAAAGCTTTCAAAGGGTCATGGCGTGCTGACCGGAACACTGCGGAGATCCATCCATGCGGCGAGCGCGGATTATGAATTTGGCAAGGACAATGTTGCGCCAAGCGACGGCAGCCCTGAACGCGGCAATCAGAAAGTGACCGCAAAAAAAGAGGGGAGTAAGTTCTTTACCTCTCTGGGCAGCGGGTTGGTTTACGCGATGAAGATCCACCAGGGATGGGGAAGTTTCGCCGGGTATCACTACATTACCGAAGGC